CCGCCAGTGGAGCCGGCCGGGTGGGCATCGGACGCGCCGCGAATAAACAGGCCGCGCAGGTCAGGCACGGGCAGCCCATTGGTGGTGGTGCCGTCGCACAGGCAGAAACTGAGCAGGGGCTCCGAGCTGCCCAGCGGGATAGGGAAACGGCTCCCCGTACCACCGAACGTGCCGGAGAACGGCAATATCCCACCGATGGGCACCGCGCCCGCGTCGTTGCCGCTGTTGACGGCCCTCCAGTGCGTCCCGTCATCGGAGACGGGGTTTTTGGCCCCCACGTCGGGCACATTGGGACCGGACGAGGCCTGTGCGATATACTCCACACCGTTGCTGCCCAGGATATGGGCGCCCTTGAGGTAGTCCAGAGCGTTGCTCCAGGTGTAGAGGCTGCCGGACTGGAGAAAATGCACATGCTGCGAGAGCAGTTTGAAAACCGCGTTGAAATCCTCGCGCATGGGAGCCACGCCCCCGGCGGTCAACGGGATGGCCGTGATCTGCGGAAATGCGGACTGATACGAGAACGCGCCGCTCCCGGACGGTGTGGTACCGGGGATGACGCTCACGTCCGCGGCGTAGCCCAGGACGTTGGAGAGGAACGGGGGATTAGAGGGCATAGGCATCTCGCGGGCCTCCTATGGCAAAATTGCCCTGATTGAACGGTTGCAGGCCGGAGCCCTGGAAGCCGAACGTATCCGCCCGGCGTATCTCGTACACATCGAAGCCCACGCCCGCCGGTTTGGGCGGCACGTCCTCCCGCGCGATCAGTGCGCGCTCGAAGGGGCGCAGGTAGAAATCAAAATAGAAGCGGATCCGCATGGTGCCCACATGGAGCACGCAGACCGTGCCGCGCTCGCCGAACATCATGTCCATGATGCGGTTGAGGCTGGCGAGGCTGCCGTCGGTGATGTTGATGGCCGCCTTGAAAAAGATCAGCTGCCGGTAGGCCTCATCCGTCAAGCGGTAATAGGACGTGGCGTCCTCGCTCCAGAACGTGCCCTGGTCGAACGGCTGCAACTCCGAACCGTCGAAACCGAACGCCGCGTCCGTGCCCTCCAGCTCGATATGGCGGCCTATGCCCACGATCTGGCCCCAGCAGTCCAGGCCCCAGCCCACGGCCGTGCGCGGATCGAACACGGACCGGTAGAACTCCTGAATATCCAGCCAGGGATCTACGACCCGTTCCAGCCCCAGCAGAAGGGCGCGCAGACGGGGGGAGTTGTCGTACTGCGAGATCAATGTATAGGGGAACAGCATCCCCCGCCGAATGTCGGGCAGCGCCCTGACGTTGAGCGCCCCCCGAAAATCGACAGTATCCCAGCGGATGGACATGTCCGCCTCCTAGGATTTGCGGATGTAACGCAAAGTCCCCGCCGTGTAGCCCGTGAGCTTGGGCGTCCCCCCTGTGCCGTCGCAGACGACGAACCCGGTAGGCGGGGTCGTGCTGTTGTACAAACCAATGAATCCGGCGGGCACCCCGCCATCCTGCTGGAGCGATTCCACTGCGGACTGTAGAGCGCTGATGCTGCCCCCCTGGTCGTTGACCGTAGTTTGCAGCGTGGACACACTGCCCTGCAGGGTGCTGATCTGTGTGGTGTGGGTGCCGGTGGTGGTTTGCAGCCCGCTCACATCCTTTTGCAGGGTGCCAATCTGCGTAGTATGGGTGCCCGTGGTGGTTTGCAGGGTCGAAATGTTTTTCCCCTGGGTGCTGACCGTGTTTTGCAGGCTGGTGAGGTCGCCCGCCTGGGCATCGCTGGCCGTTTCCAGACTGTCCACCCGGCCGTCCAGGGCGGTGATGGCCTGCGCGTTGCCCGAGATGTCGCCCTGCATGGTAGTGATGCTGGACGTGTGCCCGGAAACCGTGGTTTGCAACCCGCTCACGTCCTTTTGCAGGGCGGTGATCTGTGTGGTGTGGGTACCGGTGGTGGTTTGCAGGGCGGTGATGGCGTCCCCCTGCTGGGCTGTCAGGGTATCCAGACCGTCCAGGCGCTCCGCATGTTCGGCGGCCGTCGTTTGCAGACTGCCCGTGGTGCTCTGGAGAGAGGCGATACTGTCGCCCTGGCCGGATACGTCCCCGCGCAGGATGGTGATGTTTTGCTCCGCTGTGGAAACGCGGCCTTGCAGGGACGCTATGTTGTCGCCCTGCTGCCCTGTGAGGCTCTGGAGTGCGCTCGCGGTCGTTTCCAGCGTCCCCACACGCCCGGATACGGTGGACAATGTGCTGCTCAGGTCACTGATGCGTTGGGACTGGCTGGCGATCTGCCCGGCATTGGCCGTCACATCGGCCTCGATGTCTGTGCAACGCTGTTGCAGCGCCGTGATGGCGTTCGCGCTGTCCTCCACGGCGCCGCGGATAGTCGCGAGTTCCTGCCGTATCTGGTCCACGGTGGCGGAAAAGGCCGCCATCTTTTCCGTATAGTCGTTCTGCATGGCCTCAAAGAAGGCCACGGTCTGTTCCTCAAAGTCGGTGCCGGATAGCGGGCCGTAGGTCGGCCGATAGGCAAAATTGATGGGCATGGGCTACTCCTGCACGGTCACGGTGATGTCGTCCGCCGTGAGGCTGGGATACTGGTCGTTGGTCATCTGGACGGCATTCCCCAGGCTGCCGCCCTTTTTTCCTATCTGGACGCTCACGAGCTGCGAGGCCCCGGCGCTGATGGCCGGGCAATAAAAACGGCTGGCGTAGACCAGGGCGCCGATGGGGATCCGCGTCACCTGGGCATCGTGGGTCGTACCGTCCCCGGCGTTGGGATAGGGCTCCCCGTAAAAATCGGCCAGGATGTTGCTTTTGACGCGGGCGGCCACGTCCGAGGGCGTGGTGGCGTTCTTCTGGAGCGTGACCTCGATGGCGAAGGCGTACTCCTCCGGGCGCTGGAATTTCACCGTTTCCACCGCGCCGGTCACGGGGTCCGTGTACTCCACGCTCGTGTCGCCGTTGTAATCGCAGCCCCCGGACACACTGTTGTAGATAGCCTCGGCGATCTCGGCGTCAGCACCGCCCAGCACGGCGATATAGACGGAATGCGGGACCAGGGTGACGCCGTTGTCCTCCACGGGCGCGTCGGTGCGATTTTGGCGCGCCAGCAGGTCGATGACGCCGGGCAGGTTGCCCACACGGGCATAAACGCTGGAGAGCATGGACCGCGAGTTGAGGGCCACGGACTGGCGGCGGCGCGTCTCGAACGCCTGACGGCCTTCCGTGCTGCGGCCTGTGACGCCCGGATCGGGATTATCCACGGTGTCCCATCCCGGCTGGGCCTGCACGATGGTGGTGACGGCGTGGGCCTCTATCACAACAGGGCCGGGCTCCTGTGCCGCGAACGGCAGCGTGACGGAACCGCCGGCGGGGATGGTGCCGCCCGTTTGGCAGACCAGCACCGTGCCGTCCGCCGTCCTCACCCGCGCCGGGGCCACGCTGGTGTCCTGTCCCTCGATGACCGTCCCGGGCAGGCCCGTACACACCACCTGCACGGTGGTGGCCTGGGGCGCCTGGCGCGTGATGAAATAGATGGCCGCGATGGCGTCCTGGTACACGCCCCGCGACGTGGCCGGGTTGAACATGTTCGCCAGGAAAAGCATCTGGCTGTTCTTGTCCTGCACGATGGCGGCCAGGCTCGCCATGAGCTGCCCCTGCGGCGTAGCCGGGTCCGGGTTCAGCTTGTTGCCGAACGCGGCCTGCCATATGTCCTGCTGCGCCTGGAGAACGTCGGCGCTGTCGGGCGCCACAGGCCCCAGGTCGGTGTATTCGTTGCTAGACTGCGACATTGAGGTTTTCCCCTTCGTCCGTGGTCACGCGGATGCGCCCGTGCAGGGTGCGCGCGGCAAATTCCGTCAGCTCCACCGTGGCGGCGGCCACGCCAGGCACCTGCATGGCCCGGCGCACGGCCCGCTCCCGCACCAGTTCCGCGGGCGGCAGGCTGCCCAGCTCATTCACGAGGTAGGGCACGCCGTCCCCGGCGGCATACCAGGGCTCGCCGTAGAACGTCCGTTCATAACAGGCCACGTCCTGCGCGATGCGCTCCGGCCCGCTCACGACGGCCAGGTTGCCGCCGGGCGTCAACGTGAGGTCCCATTCCCCGGAGAGTGCCAGGCTGTCCATGATCCGCCTCCTATTGCGGCTTTCCCGTGTTATCGCTGCCGGACTGGACGCCGGTGTGCGTGTGCTGCATCTGGCTGATGCTGCCGGCCACCTGGTCGCCTGAGCTCTCGACGCTGCCGTTGATCCGCATGTCGGCGTTCATGGTGGCCGTGGCGCCGTCACCATCACCGAAAACGAGCGACGGGGTGTGGTGCACCTCGGTGGGGGACGTGCTCTCGATGCCCGCCGGGGCCGTGATGGTCAGCTTGCCGCCCTTGAGCTCCAGCTTGCCGCCCCGGCCGTCGTCCAGGGTGATGCCCGTATCGTCCACCATGACGTAGCGTTTCGGCGCTGCGTTCAGAAATCCGCCCAGGTAAAACCCGTCCCCCTTGCTGTAGGTGCGGGCGCTGCCCGGGTTGGCCGGCTTGCCGTCGCGGTTGGCCTTGACGGCCTCGGTGTCGCGCATGGCGTAGACGGCAAGCCCCACGTCGCCCGGCTTGGGGTCCACGATGACGGCATTCTCGCCGCCCTGAATACGCAGGTAGGGGAGCTGAAAAAGCTCGCTCTGTGCCATGCCGTCGCCAGCTCCCGTCACCAGGTTGACCAGGGGCTGCACGCTCACCATCCCCACCGGCCCTACGGCGCCGGGCTGCACGCTGACTACGCGCACGGGCTCGGCCGTGTTGATCCTGCGCAGGGCCTGCTGGATCTGGAACTCCTGGGCGTTGTAGCCGCTGGCCCCGGTGGTGAAATCCTGTTGCCCCTTGATCTCGCTCACTTTTTGGCGTCCTTCTTGGCGTCGCTCTTTTGCTGGTTGGGATACGTCGCGTTGAAACTGGTCTCCCAGGCCGATGCCCCCGCGTAATTGGCTTGCAGTTTATGGCTCAGGCTCGTGACGCGCCACAGGCCGCTCGCCTTGGGGACCATGCTCTCGATACGCACCGGGCCGCCCAGCATGAGACGCGGCTCATACAGGCAGCGCCCCACCACGCCCTTGGCGTCGAATCCGGGGAAGCCGATCAGGCCCGTCTTGTCCTTGAGCACCGGCGTGCTGCCCTGGGCGTCATCCTGGCGCAGTTTGCCGCGCGGGGCGGCGATCATCTCCCCATCGTCCAGGATCAGGTCGATGCGGGCCTCGTCCGCCAGTTGCCGGGCCTGCTCCATGGGGCCGCCCATGAGGGCCACGTTGCGCACCGTCACGGACACACCGCGATTGACGAACGCGAACCCCATCTGCTTTGCGAGCCCCTGCAACAGCGTGGCCACGTCCTGCGCCCCGGCCGCCGTCAGCGTCTTGGCCGGGGTCACGCTGGCCACATAGCCGGTGATGGCCGTGATTTCAAAAACGCTGGAAGCGTCGGCGCTGAACCGGGGCACCGCGCTGGTGATGTCGCCCACGAAGGCCTGCGTCATGCCGTCGGCATCGCCGGCCATGAGCGTGAGGCGGTTTTTCTTGACCGCCAGCGGGTCGAAGGCCAGCGTGGTCAAAACCTGCATGTCGTCCAGGGGCAAGTTGAAAATTTTCAGCGTGCACTTGGGCTTTTCCTTGCCTCCCGGCTTGCTGATCTCGGCGTCCATGCCCAGGCGCACCACCTTGGTGTTGGCGGCTTCTCCCGTTCCGGGGTTGAACCCGCCCTCGGCCAGCGTGATGCGGGCCTCCAGCATTTTTTGGGTGAAGCTGCTCATAATGTCGTCCCTTCGCGGTAGGCGTCGGCCTCGGCCGGGCTCATGTAGAGCAGCTTCCAGCGGCTCCCGAGCCCGGACCAGTGCGGGGCCTCGTCGCCCTCCATGTCGATGAAAACGAGCTGCCCGGTCATGCCCAGCCACGCATAGAGCGGCATGGGCAGGCCGTCGAGGCACGGACAGCCGTAAAATACTGGATTCTGGTCGATGCTCAGGTCACAAAACAGCGTCTCCACGCCATCCGACAGACCGCGGGTATAGAGGCGCAAGGAGCAGTTCTGGTCCTCCAGCACCACCTGGAGCGTCTGGTTGCCCGTGGCGCGCAACGGTATTTCCTGCATGGTGCCCCCCTAGTTGAAGACCCCGGAGAGCAGGGAGTCGTGCTTTTTGCCCCACCTGCCCTGGGTGGCCGCGTCCGCCTGCTGGGCGGACTGCTTGCCCGCCTCGGTCGTTTTGCTGTCGGCGGCCTGCTTGGCTTTGGGGATCTTTTCGTTGCTGTACTCCTGGGCCACCTGCCTGATCTCCACGAGGGAGAGGGAGACCAGCAGGCGATCCACACCGCTGTCCGCGCTGCGCTGGTAGTCGTAGGACTCCAGCGTGTAATCCAGCAGTGTTTTTTCCGGCGTCACGATGCTGACGAGATCGGTGGAACTTTTGAGCTTCTCCAGGGCCTCCAGGGTGCGCCCCAGCGTCTCGCTGTTGCCGGTGACGCCCAGCACCACGCCCACGGTGCCCGGGCTGTCCACCTTGTTGTAGGCAAAAAATCCGTTGGGCTCCGTGGGATGCGACGTGACCTTGCCCTCGTCCTTGCGGGTCATGGCGAAAAACGTGTCAAACGGCACGGCCGCGGCTCCGTCCTTGTCGTAGATGGACCAGTTGCCCGCTATGCCCTGGCCCAGCACACTGAAAATACTCATCTATGCCCCCAGCGCTCCATCCGCCTGCGCGGTCTGGTTTTGCAGCTCCCCGGAAAAATCACGGGCGACGCCCGGGGCGTCGGTGGCCTGCGTATTGATCGTGACCTGGGAAACGTTGGTCGTGACGCTGCGGTTGTTCGTCACATTGCCGCCCGCCGGTCTGGCCGCATCCCCGGCGCGATAGTTGGTAGCCGGGGGCGCGGCGGCAGCCGCCGGCGGTGCCGCCTTTCTGGCTCTGTCGCGGGCTGCCACCCTCCTGGACGCGGCCGTCGCGACGGCCATGGGATCGTCGGGGTCTTCCACGTCCCCCTCATACCCACCCTGCGCCAAAAGTTGGGAACCTCCGGCTCCCTGGAGCCCTTTGAGCCAGCCGGGCATCTCGCCCTTGCCGGTGATGAAATCCCAGAGATCCGCCAGCGCGTCGATCAGGTCGCGCACGGCTTGGCGCACGGCCTCGATGCTCTCATTCGTCATGCCGAAAAACCGCATGATCCGCTCCAGCGCGGAATCCCCGCCGGAAACAAACGCCCACAGGTCGTCGAACGCCGCTCCCAGCGCCAGGGCGATGGCAATGAACGGGGCAAACGGCCCCATGGCGGCCAGAGCGGCTTTTCCCATGCCCCACAGGGCGGGGGTGAGCCTCATGGCGATGGCTGCGGCCAGCGTCGCGATGAACACCAGCAGGGAATCCTCGTTTTCCCGCACCCAGGTGGTGAGTTTCCCGGCCTTCTCCGCCAGAGAATCGAACGCAGGCCCCAGCGCCCGCAGGATGGCCCCGGAGACGGCATTGTAGACGTAGGTGACACTCTGCCATGCCTCGCGCATCCTGCGGGCATTTTCGGCGTCCCGCTTGGTGTAGAGCGCCTGCTCCTTGCCCACCTTGATGTATTCCTCGATGGCCTTGCGGCCCTTGAGGATCAGGGGCGTGGTCTTTTCGTCGAAGCCGATCTGCTGGAGCCACGAGGTCGCCTGCTGGCGGTCCATCTTGCCCACGGTATCGGCCAGGCGCATGAGACCTTCCTCCATGGAGACCGTGGCGCCCTTGGCGTCCTTGAAGCTGGTCTTGGTCTTCTCGGCAAAGTCCTTGAGCGGCCCGGCGTCGTTGACGTTCAGATCCGTCATCCAGTCGCCCAGATCCATGAACCGGTCGCGCACGTCCTCGGCTTCCAGCCCGGCCTGTTTGGCGGCATAGGCCCAGCCCTGCCACTCCTCCATACTCATGCCCAGCATGTCGCTGGTCTTCTCGATCTCGCCCACGGCCTGCACATAGCCGGAGACCGTGGACTTGATGGCTGCGAACCCACCGAGGGCAACGGCCACCTTGCCGAGCGTGCCCAGCAGACCATCGAACCCGCGCTCCCCGCGCTCGGCGGCCTGCTGCATGGATTTCCCGGCTTCCCGGGCCTTGCCGCCCAGGTCGTCGGCCTTGTCCGCGGCTTTGTCCATGCCCCTGGCGGCCTTGTCCGTGGCCTCCTTCGAGGTCGTGCCCAGCTTGTCCAGTTCCCCCTGGGCATCCTGGACACGCTCCCGGAATCCCAGGCTATCGAGCACGAGTTTGACGACGAGTTCACGGACGGTCATGGAATTTCTCCCATTGGGCGCGGTTATGGGCATCCACGCGGGCTATCTCATAGAGATCAAGAGCATCGCCCAGGCTGTAATGGCATTGCATGTCATGGAGCGACGCCATCCCGCGTGCGATGGGCACGGCTATGCAGGCCGGGAGGGCTTCGTAGTCCCGGAGGTCAGGCGGTCGGCGGCTGTTGTCAGGCGGGAGTACAGCCCACCGTCCCTGCCGAAAAAATCGAAACACACCTCCAGCACACCGGCACGCAGACGCAGCAGCGTGCCCATGTCCTGGATATGGGCGTCCACGTTGGCGGGGTTGAGCTGCACCCGTGCGGCGGGCGTGGACGGATCAGGGACGCGGTACACGCAGCCCAGAAGCTCGTCATAGAGCGGTTCCACCAGCTCCCAGCTGATGCCGCCAAGGCCCGAGGCCACGGCCTGGGCCAGGGCAACGGCGTTGCTGCCCCTGGCCTGCTCGGCGATGTCGGCGGGCAGGTGGCCGTTGAACAGGGCCAGCATGGCCCGGGCGGACCACTTCTCCAGCCTGCTCGCGGGCATTTCCCGGACGACGAACGTTTTCCCCTGGTCGCGGCCACTCTCGATGGTGATGATTTTTTCGTTGAGCATGGCGAAACTCCCCTAGATGACGGCAGGCGTCCATTTTTCAAACGTGATGGTGTAGGCCGTGGCCTGGAGCGTCTTATTGGCTCCGGGCATGGGCGGGGCGCTGGTGATGGCCCCGCGCATGCCGATATATTTACGGCCGATGCCGGGCAGCGCGAACTCGGCACTGCACACCATGACCTCACGTCTCACGTCCTGATAGGTCACCCAGTCGTCCATGATCTGACGGCTCGGGCTATCGGCCGCCAGCGTGACCGTCACGGCCTTGGATGTAGGGGTCCAACCAAACGATAAATGCCCGTCCACCCCCATTTCCGCCACCACCGGAGTGATGGCCTCGCCGCTCACCATGGCGTCGGTGCTGTAGCCCTCGATCTTGACCGGGCTGTTGTAGAGGCCGGGCACGGTCAGGTAGAACGTGCTGTTGGCCGCCGTGATGGTCTGGTTTCCCTGGTTGTCCATGTCGCTCCTCCTACTGGATGGCCGTGGCGCTCATCACGATCTTCTGGATCGAGCCGCCGTCGAGATAGTAGAACGCGCAGTTGGGGGACTGGCGCTGCCCGCGGATGACAGCGCCGGGGTCCGTGATCTGCATGTACCATCCGGCGCTCTCCAGCGTCTGGCTCACGTCCTTGCCGATCTCCTGCAACAGCTGCACTTTCTGGGTCTGGCTCAGGCTGATGCCCGTCCTGATGGCGCCGAAGTCGATGAACCGGTTGATGGTATCCAGGCAGGCGGTGCGGACGCTGGCGTAGCCGTCCTCGTTGTAGGGCAGGCTGCGCACAGCCTTGAACAGGTCCAGGATGTTGAGCTGGAGCGCGTCCTTCAGGGCAATGGCGTTGCAGTAGGTATCCAGCCACTCGAATTTGCCGGACACCTGTCCGTTCTGGAAAAATTTGAACTGTGCCGAGGCCGTGGCGAAATCCGCGTAGCAGTTGTAGCCGTTGGCGATCAGGGCGTCGTAGTCCCCGTCATCGTCGCAGGTGACGGCCACGCCCTCGAACTGGCGGAAGGCCAGGGTCGTGCGGCCCTCGCGCTGGTCGAAGTTGAGGCAGGCGATGGCGCCCATGACGCCCGCGGCCACGTCCAGCGTGTTCCAGACGCAGCAGGCGCCGTCCAGTTCCAGCGTGTGGGTGATGGCGTAGCCGGCGCTGGCGGTGCTGCCCTGGACGCGGGCCGTGTTGTCGGTGTCCCACATGACATAGACGAAGCGGGTGTCATGCCCGGAGCACCAGGTCGCCAGCTCCAGCTTTTCGGCACGCTCCGGCTCCCAGATGGTGGAGAACGACACCCAGTCGCGAGCGGACTTGAGCACGCCCGTCAGGCAGTCCGTGAGGCTCTGGCCGTCCGTGCCCTCGCTCTGCACGGCCCCCAGCTGCTCGGTCAGGTTGAGCACCCGGGAAAGATCCGTGCCGCTGCCCGCGCTCTGGCCGTAGGCCACGGCGGACGCGCTGCCCGTCTCCCCGGACGTGATCTGAAATGCCTGCGTCTGGGAGTTGTAGGTCACGACGGGTGCCTTGGGCTGGTAGGCGGCCGTGCCCGCTATGCTGACGGCGCCGGTATCCTGCGTGAGGCCCAGCGCTTCCGCCAGATCGGCCACGCCGCCGGTGGGCTCGGGGTCCGAGGCATAGGAGACTGTGGAGCTCGCGCCCGTGGTGGCGGACGTGATGACCAGAGAGCTGCCGGAGACCGTGACCGTGGCCTTGCTGCTCAGGGCCGTGGTGAGCACTCCGGCCACATCCGCCAGACTGGCGACGCTCGAAAAATCCAGGGCGGTCAGGTTCTGCTCGGTCCCGTCCACGCTGATGTCCAGTTTGCCGGCGCTGACGGCTTTGAGGGGCTCCACGTTCGTCACGGGGCCGCCGGTCAATTTGCCCGCCGTGGCCTTGATCTCCGGCGTCTGGGAGAGGGCCGTCTGCAAACGCTGGGCGCAGTCGCTCAGGCTGGTGGCCGTATAGAAGTCCACGCCGTTGGCCGTGCGCTCGATGCCGTCGATGGTGATTTTCAGGGTGCCGTCGCGCACCAGCTTGAGATCGGCCAGCGTGCCCTCATAGGCCGCGCCGCGCAGCCACGCGGCGGCCGCCGTCGCCCGGTACGGGGCGAACAGCAGGAAGCCGGGGAGATACTGCGTGTTGGTGTAGCCCTGGAAATAGATCCGCGCGGCCCGGGCCTCGTCGGTCTCGGAGCCGAAATAGTCCGCCACGGCCTGGGCGCTGGCGAACTGGAGCACACGCCCGGTGGGCGGCAGCTCGCTTTGTGTCAGGAACAGGCCGGAGAATGTGAGGCCGGACGTGCCCGCGTCGATGACACGCGGGACGATCTGCACCAGTTTGTCGGCATTGACGCTCATGTGCGCCTCCTACGCCTGCGGATGCAGGCCCAAATTGACGTTGTTGAAAAAATCCAGTTCCACGGTCACACCCGCGAACTCCGGCCCCGGCTGGAGCTCCAGCTCCAGCATCCAGCGCGGCTCCGCCTGTTCGTTGCCCGCCATGCCGGTGAGCTCCTGCGGATCCGTGACCGTGAGGGGCGTCAGGCCGTAGGGTTTGAGAAAATCGCACCCCGTCATGTCCTGCGCCAGCGTCGCCACGGCCTGGGCCTGCGCCTGGGCATCCGGCCCGTAAAAATCCACCTGCACACGGCGGCTCATGGAGCGTGCCACCGTGACCAGGCCCCGGCCGTCCTCTCCGGGGCTGTAGCTCCGGGACGTGGTGGCGTGCCAGGTGGCGGAGAACGGCGTCACCACGATGTGGGCGGAGGGCGGGCGGCTGACGGCGTTGGTCCAGCCCCGCACGACGGGCAGGCCGGCCCCCACGCACCAGCGGCAGAAATCCCCCACGGCCTTGACCAGCGCGGCGTCCAGCGGCGTGACGACGGGCTGCGTGCCCGTATCTAGCCCGGCCATGCGGGCACCTCTCCGGGGCGCTCCGTGGCCCCGGTCTCCGGCGGGTCGGTGGCCCGGATCTGGATACAGCGGACCTTCGTCCAGCCCGCCGTGGCGTTCCATGCCTCCAGCACCTGGTCCACCTGCCACTCGAAGCCCTCGAAATAGAGCATGTCGCCGCCCTGGGCCGTGGCGCGCTCCAGGCCCGTCACGGGGCCATAGAGGTAGCAGTCGCGCCAGATGCCGTTACGGCGGGCCTGGATCAGCCATTGCAGGGTCTTGTCCGGCACGGGCTGCACCTGGGCCGGGACGGACACGGCCGGGTGCCACAGGGGGCGCTGCGTGTAGTCCTCTCCCTGGGCCTGCCCGGCGCTCGCCAGAAGGATGACCGTCTGATCGGGGTTGACCGCGGTAATGGCGTTGCGGACGATGGCGTGCAGATTCATTGTCATTCTCCCGGCCCAGTCAGGGCAAAATCGACGGCATCCAGCAGATCCCCGCTATCCACCAGCGGATTGTCCCGTTTGCTGCGCTTCCGGGCGATGGTGGAGGGCTTGTTCGGGGGATAGGTCCACTGGTCGATGGCCTCCCGGAAGTCCTCAACCATGCGCCCGCCGGTCTGGATCAGCGCATCACGGGGATCCACGCCATCCCAGAGGCGCGTGGCCAGCAGGTCTTCCCACTCGCCCATCCGCGCATCCGCCGTGGACCGGAACGCCGCGCGCGGCGGGATGCGCCTGGTGCCGTATTCATTGGCCATGGCATACTCGGCCACGGGTACGCTGTGCCCTTCCTCGTCAGTATGCACGGCGTCCTCCAGGACGCCCACCTTGATGCCCAGGCCGCCGGCTTCCGCCAGCTCGAACAAGTCCCCGAGCGTTTTGTCAGCACCGGCCATGGAAATACGCCCCCCCGACGCGGTAGGGCTTGAGCAGTTGCCAGGCCGTGGCCCCGCACTGGGTCTGCGTCCACCAGGCGGCGTTCTTGGCTCCGGCCTGGTAGTCCATGCCCGTGTTGACGCTGCCCTGGCCGGCGCTGGAGACACGCCCCACGGTATCCCCGCGTCCGGCCAGGGTCGCCAGGTGACACATGGCGAGGTCGATAACGGCCTGCCGCTGCAAGCGCGCCGGCGGGTCATAAGGCACCGCCGAGCGGTCCGAATTGTCCACCAGCATGCAGGCCAGGGCGAACCACTGGCCCACCTGCGCATCCGTGACCTCGGCGAACGCCGGGAACAGCTCCCGCCAGGCGGCCGCGTCCAGTGTCACCACGGCCATGACTAGGCCTCCCCGTCCAGGCCGCGGGCTTCGGCCGGGCTCTCGGCCTCGGGCCGCGTGTTGCCCTGGCCTTCCCACACGTCCACCTGCTCACGCCCGTGGCGGGCCTCTACCTGCTCGGCGGCGCGGGCCTCGGCCGATGCCGGGTCATCCTCGGCGAACAGCAGGGGCGGCTGGGTGCGAAAATAGCGGCTCTGGTCGTAGACCTTCTGCACCCACTCCCAGTCGGCGCGCGGCACGCCCCGGGTCTCGCCGTATTTCCCGCCGCGCAGGTAGTTGCCGTCCAGCCCCACCAGTTTGGACACCGGCGCGCCCTTGATGGTCAGCTTCCGGCCGCCGGGCAGCACGAACACGAGGTCCTGCGGCAGGCAGCAGCGCACGGTCACGGTCGCGGAGTTCGTCTTTTTCGCCATGTCGTCCTCCTACATGCCCAGCATTCCGGCGATGGCGGCCGGGCGGGCGATGACGGCGCCGAACGTTCCGGCGCGGAATTTCTGCTCGACCCTGCTGTGGATCTTGAGCGGCGCAAAGCTGTACATCTTCTCAGAAGGACAGAGCATGATCGTATCTTTCCCCATGACCCTGGGGGCGATCATCTGCATGAGCTCGCCGCCCGTGGTGTCATATTCCGGGGCCACCACGATGGTCAGGGAGGGGAAATAGTCGTTGAGGCTCTTGAGCACGCTCTGGCCCAGGTCGTTGATCTTGCCCAGCATCACGTTGATGGCCGGGCTCATGGCGAGGATCAGCGGATCCGTGGCTTTGACACGGCCGCCCATCTGCGTCACGAGCTGCTGGAACAGGGCCAGCACGTCGTTGTAGATCTGCTGCTGCGTTTTGTTGGCCCACAGCGGGGAATCACTAGTGCCCACGGCGGCCGGGGTGATGGTGGAGTTGAGGCCCGGGTCGTTGAGGATGCCGTAGTTACGCAGGCCCGCCACGCCGTAGAAATAGAAGCGGTTGGCGTCCACATCGATGATCTCGGCCGCGGCCTGCTGCATCTCGGCACTCAGGTTGATCTTGGCCGTGGCCGTGCGCCGCTGGGCCAGGTCGCCCGTGACCTGGGTGCTCTGGAACAGGTAGTTGTCGCGGGCCACCCAGTTGGCGTTGATGGTCACGGCGCCGCCGTCGGCGAAGTCATCGTAGGGCTCAGTATGACCGGCGTACTCCACCACGGGGAACTTGGCCGTGGTGGTGGCCGCGTTGCCCTTGAGTACTTCCTTGCCGCCCGTGAGCTCGCGCGCGGCCCGGATGGCGGTCAGGATCTTGATGACCTCGGGGTCGAAAAACGTCGTCAGCTCGCCCGGTACGCCGTTATTGGGTTCCGTCACCAGAGCGGCGTCCTGGGCGGCCTTCCCGGCGCGCAGCACGCGGCTGTAGCACTCGGAGCCGAACCCGTGGGACCGGTAATTGTCGATAGATTTGCGCATGTCTGGCTCCTACCAGTTGCTGATGTGGATGATGTCCCCGGACGCGCCGGCGGAGCGCACGATCCAGTCCGTTTCCACGGACGAGGCTACCGAGCCGCCGGCGGCGCCCAGCGAGAGCGCGCCCGTGGTGTAGTTGGCGAAGACCTTCTGCCCCACGGTGGCCGCGGCGGGGGCCGCGATCAGCAGGTCGCCACGGACGGCCACGGCCACGGGGCGGCCCGCCTCGATCTGCATGGTGGCCTCGTCAGCGCAGGGGATGGTGCTCGCCATGTCGCGCACCACGATGCCCAGAGGCTTCGGATAGGCCTCGGAGACCTGGGCGGTGGACATAATGACCGTGGTGGGCTCGCCAGAGTCGAACCACACGGCATGGCCCACGGTCACGCCACCCTCGCCGCCGGCCAGAGGCACGGGCAGCAGCATGGCGATGGGATTCAGACCGGCACGCTGGCCGGTCACGCCGGCGGCGGGATAGGTCGCGATAGATTTCTGGAACGGCATAGGGGTCCTCCTATTCCATGGGGGTGATGCGGCTCAGGGCCTCGCGTTCGGGCAGGTCGTCGGGCAGGGCATCGTCGGCGGTGCGCCGGCCGCTGCCGGCCTGCGCGGCCACGGCCACGCGGAACATGCCTTCCCAGGCCTGGCGCGGCGTACCCCTGCGGTCCACACCCAGGGCATCCAGGGCGGCGCCGAAAATGCTGGCGGCGTCATCCTGGGCCAGGTTGGCCCGGACCTCGCCCACCCAGGGGCGCACGGTGTCCTTGGCGTCACTGATGGCCTGCATCCGCTTGAGGGCGCTGTCTTCGGCGGCTTTCAGCTTGCGTTCCATGCCCTCGGCCTCATGTTCGCGGTCCAGCTTTTCCCGTTCGTCGGGCTTCTTGAGCAGGCGCTCCGCGTACTTGACGCCATCGGCGAACGCCTTTTTCTCCGCCTCGGTCTCCAGCTGGTCGCTGGGGTCGTCGTCATTGGCCGGGCATTTATCGTCGCCCGTGGCCGGGGCGTAGGCCACGTCGGAAAGGCGCGTAGCCAGCTTTTCCACCTGTTCGGGCGTCAGATCGGCCTCGGCGGCCACCTGCTCCACGAGGCGGCGCACAGCCGCGGCCTTGTCTTCATCTTCCACGATGTCCACGATCTGCCCGTCGGGGGTCCTGGTGTGCAGGGAGAGGATGGTCTCGGCCCCTTCCTTGATCTCCTGGGCGGCTTCGACCTCTTCCTGTTCGATGTCGTTGTCATTGGCCGTCTTTTTCTTCATGGTGCCCTCCTTCAGGGCTGCGTCCGCCACGGCCACAGTGGGGCCGGCGCGGCCGGTTTCGACCAGGGCCAGATGGTTGCCCCGGATGTTGCGCATGATGACCTCGTAGGGCTGCCCGTTCCATGTGCCGGACGAAAGCTCCGGGTCGTAGAAATAGGAGAGCGAGAGCTCCCGGCAGCTGCCGTCCTCGATGGCGGCGATGGCGTCCGCCACCGTGAAAACCAGGCTGTTGTCCAGATAGCCGCCCTCATAGACGGCGTCCGTGCCCATGGAGCCGATGCGGTGTTCCACCTGCGGCTCGTCGGCGCTCTCGTGGTGATGGTGCCAGAGGATGGGCAGGCCGTTGCAGGTGGCCGCGGCCTTCGCGAGCTCCTCCCCGGGGCGGTACACCTGATAGAGCCGCCCCTGCTCCAGCCCCAGAGTTTCCCAGCCCGGGATCTCCTCGCCCAGGTAGCCCGTCACCTGCTCCCGGCTGATATGGGAGCGGGAGACGTGCAAAAAACCGTTCTCGTCCGTATGGCGGCGGCTGGCGGCATCCGCAGCCAGGATCATGCAATCCCGTTTCACTGGTCCATCTCCATGCGTGCTTTCCATTCGTCCACATATTTCTGCCCGGCCGTGGCATAATCGATGGTCTTGCGCCGGAACGTGCGCCCGCCGGGCCTCTCGATGACCGGCTCGAACCGGCAGCCACAGTTGATTTCCTCACCGGGGAAGATCAGCTTGCCGTCCAGCAGCATGCCCTCGGACAGGTCGAACACCAGGCCGTCCGCGGCCTTGTGGCTCTTGCGCGGGTGGCGGCTCACGCTGGTGTGCCGCCAGATGCCCAGACGCACCCCGGCGTCCTGCATCCGCGCCCGGCCTATGGCGGCGCTGGCCTTGTTGTTCTGGTCGCGGGCGATGGTCAGCGCCCGGCGGCGCGTGATGCCGTAGCGGTCCTCCAGCTCGTCGGTCAGCCAGGCTATGTCGCGCCCGGCGCGTACACTGCGCAGCACCAGCCCCTCGACCTCGGTGAAATACTGGCTGCTGATGGATTTGATCAGATTGACGTTTTCCGCCACCACGGCCTGCACCACGTTGTTGACATTGCGGGTCATGGTCATGGGCACCGCAAAACCGGCCGCCTCGGAGAGCGAATTGCGGGCCGCTGCCGTGGTGGTCCGCAACGCCCGGGCCGCGAACCAGGCGGCGTAGGCCTGGGCCTTCTCGTCGAACTTTTTGCGCCAGCGGCGGGACTGTTGCCGCAGCCGGGCCAGCAGGTCCCGGGCCGGGCTCGCGTCCTCGGCGGCGGGGCGCGCGGTGAGGGCGGTTACGGGCGTTGCCTCCATGCGCTCCACACGCGGGAGCTGCCGCTTATATTCGGCCAGCAGCCAGTAGGTCACACTGTCCGACAGCTCACGCACCAGGCCCGTCAGCTTGTCCGCATAGGCCCTGTGGAGCCCGGCGTTGGCCGGGATCATGCGGGCCGTCTTGACGGACCGGGGCAGATCCTTGCGGCGCAGGCTCATGCCGCGCCCCCGTCAGGCAGCCCCGGGGCGGGCATGTCGCCCTCGCCGGAAAAATCGTTGTCGGGCGTGTCCGCCGGATCGATCCCCGCATAGCGGCCGCCGTCCTCGCCGGCCAGGGCCGTGCGTATCTCCTCGGGTCCCAGCGCGCCGATGTTGAAATAGACGGCCGCGGTATCCGCCTCGATCTTCGCGATCTCCGCGCGTTCCCGCCGGGTCATGGTCCACAGTGACGGCCACTCCCAGCTGATGCCCGGTGCCTCGCGTCCCAGCACCGACAGGCACAGCACGCGGGAGACGGCGTCGAAATTGTGGGCGAAGATCTTGGCCCGCTGGCTCTCCACATGGTCGTAGAACGACCGGAGGTCGCTTTCCCCGGTGGCGTTGAAACCGCCGGGGCTGATGCCCAGGAATTTGACCACCGGGATGCGCCACACGCAGGCCAGCAGCTCCAATGCCTGGCGCACGATCTCCGTGACGCCGGTGAGCGGCGTGTTGACCTGGACAATATCCTCGTCCTCCATGCTGATGGCGTAGACCCCGTCGTTGTCGCGGTGGTCCGCCAAATGCTGGAGCCGGGCGCGCACGCCGGAATCGTCCGAGCCGTAGAGCACGGCGTCCATGTCCGTCTTGAGCACGGTCAGGCTGAATTTTTTCAGCAGGCGCGCGGCGCTCTCACGGGTGCCGGTGAAGTGGCGCAGGTAGTCGAGTGCGATCTGCACCTGGGGCACGCCGAAAAAATTGTAGGTGGGCCGCAGCAGGATGGGCGGCTCCGCCGGCACGAAACGCAGGAAATGCGAGGCATGCACAGGCCCCACGCCGGTGACGTACCAGAGCCGCGGGCGGAAATACCACCGGGAGAGCGGGTCCACGGCATCGTATTGCAGGGGGGCGCAGTTGTAGGGCTCCACGGGCACCAGGCGGCGCAGGCCGTCCCGGGGGATGAACGCCCGGCTCAGGCTGATGGGTTTGGACAGCCGCTCGCGCGACAACCCGAAATCCATCCAGATCATGCCGCCCCCGAAATAGCCGCAATATTCGCCCATCTGGCGGAACACCCCGCGCACGTCCAGGGCATCGGCCGCGTCGTTGAGGCGGGCCGCGTCATCCGCGCCGTCCTCTTCCGCGCTCGCATAGGTCGGCCAGGTGCGCACCATCTCGTCGGCCAGGGTGCTGACGCCCGCCTGCATGAGGCCATCCTGGGCGAGCATGGAGCACGCGGGGTAGCCGATGAACGTCTGGGCCGTGGCGTCCAGGTCGCCGATCATCTCGCAATAGCGGGAGATGCGGGCCGGGGCCGCGTCCGTGGCTGTGGCGTACAGCCGGGCGCCGGCCGCATAGCCGGGGTCGGCGTGGGCCAGCGTGACGGCCGGGGCCAGCAGCTCGTCCAGCGGTACACGCCGGGGGCGGGGCGCGTCCGGCACGCGCAGGGGGCGGCGCTTGGCTTTGCTCGGCTTTTTCATCGTCTGTCCTTCCTTGCCCGGCCTCTGATAATGGGCTCGATGGCGTAACGCAGGGCGTCCATGCAATGGTTGTTTTTGTCCACGATGGCGGGCAGCACGTCGCCCGTCGTTTTGTCCGTTTTGTAGCTGTACAGGCGCAATTCGTCGGCCACATGGGTGCAGCGGGGATGCACCACCAAGCACTCGAACCCGGAGCGCAAAAACGTGACGCCCTCCTCGACGCTGCCCGGCCATTTGCGGCAGGGCTTGACGATAAAGCCCATGCGGCGCATGAAGCGGATCAGCTCCGGCCGGCTGTTGTCTGCCCGGATGGGCCAGCGCTGGGCGTCCGGCACCAGGCGGAACAGGGCGGGCAGGCGCTCGATCTCGCAGCCCTGCGCCCAGGCCTCGTGGTCCACATACAGGCAGCCGTCACGCTCGAACGCCCGCACCAGGGTGGTGGGGTCATCGGCAAAGCCCCAGTCCGCGCCGTAGTAAAGGCGCACGCCCGTCGCGGGGCTCTCGAACTCCGCCACCTGGTAGCGCCCGGCGAAGATCTGGCTTTTCGCATGGGTGAGGGGCTCGCCTTCCCAGATATTGGCGTAGTCCTCGGGATCCATGACGCGCTGGGCATGGCGGCGTTCCTCGTCCAGCGTGGCCGGGAAAAACGGGTTGTCGCGCCAGCTCGTCTTGACCACCACGGCGTTTTCCGGCGGCTCGACCACGAAGCGCTGCCAGGTCTCGCTGTCCACTGTGCCGGGGTTGAAGGTGATCCAGATCTCCGAGCCTTCCTTGCGGATGGTGGGGATCAGCAGGTCCCAGGACTCGCGGTTGACGTGCTGGGCCTCTTCCACCCAGCAGATGTCCACGCCTTCCAGGCTTTTGATCTCGGCCGCGTTGAGCTTGAGGCCCTTGAAGATAAATTCCGAGCCGGTGCGGGAGACGATGCCCGTCTGCGTGACCGTGAAAAAATCGTCCAGGCCCCGGGCGCTGATCCGGTCCTTCAGCAGGCGGTGCACGCTGTCCGCTATGCTGGCCTGGAACTGGCGGGCGCAGAGGACGCGCACACGGCGTTGCAGGGAGACCGTCAGCAGGGCGTCGGCAACGCTCCAGCTTTTGCCGGCCCCACGACCGGACCAGGCCACCTTGTAGCGGGCGGGCCGGAACAAAAAACGGTAGGCCGCGGGCAGTTCCAGCTTGTAGGACTTGCGGGTACGCTTCGGCTCATCCGCCCGTACCCGTTCTGAATCGTTCCGAAACGGGTCAGGAGCCACGAAAGCCCCTTTCCCTTCACGATGACCCACCCCGGAAGCACCGGACGCCTTAGAATCGATTTTTGCGCGGTTGCGTCTGGCGGCGCTGGGCATCCTACTTTTCCCCTTCCCCGGCCCCGTCCGCGAACTCGACCGTAAAGACGTTGTCCGTGCGGGTGGTGTCGATGACCTTTTCCTTTCGCTCCGCGTAATCGTCGGCCTTGATGGTGGTCTCCGCGTCATCCCGGCGGGCCTTCGAGAGCAGCATCTGCGCCGTGGCCGCCTTGCAGATCAGCTTGACGGCCTTTTCCGGGTCACTGGTGGACATTGCCCGCAAACTGGTCATGCATTGGAACAGCGCGGCCTCCATAAGCTCCGTGTTCAGGCGGGCCGTGCGGCTCTCGGGCTGTTTGCTCAATTCAGAGACCACGGTGCGGGAGAACTCGCGCACCTCGGCCAGGTCGCGCACGGATTCCGCCCACTGTTTGCGGTAACGCCCCACGCATGAACGGCTCACCTCCTCGCCCATCCCCCGGAGGAACTCCGTCACCTCGTCAACGGTGTGCCCGCTCTCCAGCAGGCCGTTCACCGTGTCCAGCACCTCGCGCGGCAGGCGACGCATGCGAAACGCGGCCATCAGAGCGCCTCCGGGTCCGGCAGGTCGCCGGGGAGCGGCCGCTTGATGCCGGGCACCGTGCTGCGGCCCAGGGCCACATCCATGCCGCGCGGGGTGAGCGTCACCACCGTGCAGCCGTGGCCGCCGGACTTGAGGCAGTCACAGGCCACCAGCCCCAGCTCCGCCAGCCAGGTGAGGTCCGCGAGCAGCACATCCACCCCCACGCCATGCCCCAGGCTGTCCAGCGCCTCATGCAGCACGAGGTGGTTGGCCCGGCGCTCGGGCATGCAGCCCAGGGCGCGCAGCAGGCAGATGCGGCGGTCCTCCCGCATGAGTTCGGCGAACGGTGTCATGCTCTGTGCTCCAGCAAAAAACGGGTCAATGTTTCTATCTGGCGGCTCATGGTCTGCTGGGCCTCGGCCAGCCCCTTGATCTGGGCTCCCAGCGTCCTGAAATCGCCACGCAGTCCGGCCACCTGCTCGCTGGTAGGCAGGGCCTCCAGCCTTGCCTCCATGGCCTGGATGCGCTCGGCCAGACGGCGGCGGGACTGCTCCGCCTCCTCCTGGTGCTGGTCGAAGACCTTGCGCGGCACGAAAAAATGACACACGCACCACCAGCCGGCGCCCCCCAGGGCGGTCACCAGCCCCGTCAGGATGACGACCAGCAGCTCGCGGGAGGGGAATGCCTCGATCATGGCATGACCTCCCCGGACCGGGCTTCCCAGGCATCCAGGGCCGTCTCCAGCTCGTTGATGTACCACACCACCTGGGCGTGGCGCTGGAGCAGGCGACGGCGAGCAGCCTTAGAGCACGGCAAAAAATCGCCGTCCACGAACGCCACGAAGGCGGGACGCTCAGGCCGGGGCACGGGCTGGAGCGACGGGACCGCGGGCGCCGGATCGGGCAGTGCCGGGGCGCAGCCGGCGGCCAGGGCCAGCAGGACCAGGAGCGCGGGCACGGCCAGCATCCACCACAGTCCCCGGCGCAGCTCGCGCCATTCGGCGGGCGGCAGCAGGCAGCGCAGGCGGTGGCGCAGCCCGGCCCAGAGCAGAGCCACGCCCAGCGCAAAAATGGGCCAGCCGTTACCAGGCATTGATGGCCTCCGTAAAGGCCCTGTCGCCCCCTGCGCGAGGGGCGGCAGGGGCCACGGGCGCGGCGCCCCGTCCGGCGTTTCCGGCGGCCGGGGGCGCGTCCACTGTGGCGGCAGGGATGTTTGCCAGTTGCTCGGCGGCCAGCAGGCGGCGCATGAGGTCCGCGCCATTGTCCTGGCTGGCGGCCAGGGCATCGGCCAGGCTCGTGGCCTGCTGCCGGCTCTGCGACAGCGCGGCCTCTGTCTGGCGCAGCTGGCGGGTGACGGCATCGGTGATCTCCCGCTGTCCGTCGCGCCCCTCCAGCCAGCCGCAGCCGAACGCGCCGGCGCAGAGCAGCCCTACCAGGGCCGCCACGCCCAGCCATTCCACCAGGCTGTCGGGCAGGAGTTGCAGCAGACGCAGTATCACGGGGGACCTCCATTTGATGGCTCCGGCTCTCTGTGGCAGGATGGCGGCAACACCACAAACGTGCCATCCTCGCATGGCCGAACACAGGAGCCGGAAATATGGCTAAATCAAAACTGGACGAACTGATCGCGGAAGGCCTGGCATCCCAAAACCCTCAAAAACGCCGGGAAGCACGAACCGCTCAGGGTTTGCTCCAAACAAGAGCTGATGTTGTGGACGTCATGGTACTGGCCCATGTGGGCGCCGCTGTCGTCCTCGCCCTGCGGGACGGCCGTCCGCTCGACCTGGAAGAGCTCCTCGTCCAGCTCCAGAACACGGACAGGATGCTCACGGTCAGCCCCATCATAACTACCAGGGACAGCGGTATGGCGGTTGCGCTGCTACGAAGTCTCGCACCAGGAAGTGAACGGACATAGGGAATTTGTCCAAATAGTCCGAGGGGAGGCTCCGGCACATGTCCGCCATGGCGTCCGGCAGCTCCCCCCGGACGTGCGCCACACACAGGATGCAGTCACAGGCGCACAGTGGGGCCAGGCCCCGGTCACAGCCCGCGCGGAATTTCTCCAGCAGCGGCATATCCGCATGCTCGTCCAGCCACCCCATGAAGGCGAACATGGTGTCGAGCGTGGCTTCTGTAAGCTCGTACATCTCTAGCCCTCCTGCGCTTCCGGCGCCCGGCCGTTTTCGGGCAAAACATGCTCCGAAAATTCCGGGCAGCCTCGCGTCAAAATGAGCATCACGTCGACGCAGTCCTGGAGCGTGAGCCTGTGGGACACCTGCCCACAATAGGCGGCCATGGCTCGGGGCAGGCCCCCGCGCTGCGATTGCACCGCGAGGATGCAGGCCATGGCGTCCAGGTAGTTCGCGCCATGATCGGCGGCCATGCGGAGCAGCTCCGGCAACGGGGCGTCCGCATGTGCCGCCAGGGCCTCATACAGCGCCAAATGCTCACGCTCAGTCATCACAATCCCTCCCCATCCCACGGGTTGCCCATGCCGCCGCGGCCCCAGACGCCGTCCCCGCCCCACTCGAACCGGGACTGGAGGGCCTTGGCCCCCTGGGCACCGCCGATGATGGTCACATCCTGCCAGGTGAGCGGGATCAGGCGGCCCTCGTACAGGCAGAACCCCACCCACATCAGCAGCACCACGGCCGTCACCAGCAGACTGGCGACACGCATGGCGGACCACTGGCCGTTGGGGCCTGTCATGGTCTGGCGCATGGCGGCGCGCACGCCTCTGCTCTGGGCATCCATCTAAACCACCATATAATGACCGGTGACGATCTGGCGGCCCAGCTCGCGCGAGCGGACGCCCACCTGTCCCCACCAGCGGGAGTTGCGCAGCCCGGCCTCCACCTGTTCCCAGCTGTTTTGGCCGTCGATGGCCCCGTCCACCAGGGCCAGGGTGCGCACGAATTTGAGCAGCCCGTTCACGCCCATGTTGAACGCCATGTTGAGCAGCACCTCGGCCCGGACGGTATCGCCCAGCTCGGCCAGGCGCCGGAACTGGCGGCAGCGCAAAAACAGCTGTTCACGGCAGCTCACCACCTCGTCCAGCATGGCGGCACGGGCGCGCTCACGGGTCCATTTAAGGCCGCTGTCCTGCAACAGGCGCAGCAGCGCGCCGGAGCGCAGGCGGCCCGTCTCCACCTGCTGGCGGATGTTGTCGTCGTCGATGTATTCCGGGTGCGCTTCCAGATTGGTGCCGTAACCGATGGTCACACGGTTGGCCGGGCACAGGTACGGCAGGGCGCGGAAGGCCTCGTGCCGCTCCAGCTGCTCCAGCAGTTGCGGCGAGGGGATACCGTAGGGAGATGCGGTCATGTCGGTGTCTCACTGTTTTGAGGGCGGTCCCGCGGGAGATCGGGGCCGCCCCGAATCCAAGGAGGATAGGCTGGTCGTCCACCCCAATGGCAACCATGGGGACACGATGCGCCGGCACCCGGCAAAAAGACAAAAAACGGGGAGACCAAAAAAACGGCCCTGGGGCCGTGTGTGGTGGAGACGTGAGAATGTAACTTGTTGAAATAACAGGAGGCGCAAAGGCGGGGAGGGGTGCCGGGCGTGCTTTTTTTTGAGAAAAGATTTTTTGTTTAATATTTTGGCAATATTTTTTATTGACAAAATATTAAAAACGGCTCATAAAGGAATCACGGAAGGCAAGGAAGCCGACCGGAAAAACACACACCGAAGGAGAAAGAAAATGAGCAAGGAAATCAGTCTGAACAATGGCACCACCTGGATGACCGCCGACGAAGCCATGCCCACCATTGACGACCGTAACCTCTGGGAGGCCGTTGTCGAATGCATGGACACCGAGACCCGCGAAGCCGTCCACAGCGAGCTGGCCCCCTGCACCAATCTGGCATTCCTGCGCCGCTACCTTGAATTGGCCCCCGAAGACCTGATCATCGGATAACAACGACAACAGGGGCCGGGGAGACCCGGCCCCTGCCAGTGAGAGGACCGCATGGAGACAAAAAAGGAAGGTGGGGGCGGTAAGCGCCGAGGTCCGGGCAGGCCGCCCGGAGCCCCCAACAAAAATCCCCGCCCGGCCACCGAGGCCCGGCAGCTGACCATGAGCCGGGAACTGTGGCAGCGGGTGGACGCCGCCCTGGAGGATCGGGGCCTGAGCCGCCGGGAGCTGTTCGAGCAGGCCGTGACGGCCTGGCTGGAAAGGTAAAAAAAAAACGCCGACGGTCGGCAGTTTTTAAAAAAAAGGAACCGCGCAACCTGTTGAAATAGCAGGATGCGCGGTTTTGCTTTTGGCTCTTTTTTTGCCAACCGTCGGCAATTTTCAGGTAACGAGCGGCACCCTATATAGAGAAATCGCCATTTACATCGCCAGCCACGATGACAGACTTTCCGCCCGCCTCTGTATGTATGCCGCCCTGCACCAGATGGCGGCGAGGTTTCCCCCCAGCCTGCAACGCTGCCAAAGCCGCGGCTTTACCCGGCCCAGTTGCGTTACGCCAAAGCAACAATAACATCTTTTCTTCCGGTGTTAACACGGGTTCTTCGCTGCGCTGTCCAGTAAGGACATACTGCACATCTACTCCCGCAGACGCTATCGCCTCGAGGTAGCTAGAACTAGGGCACACACTCCCTTTTTCGTAGTTAAGTTGAGAGTTTTTTGTTGTTCCAGCAATTTCCGCTAGACGTGTCTGGCTCATTTTTAAGCGTTTGCGTTCTTCTTTGAGTCTCTCAAAAAATGTCATAGATTTTCTACCTTTTGTCTTGACAAAATGGTAATATATCAATTACTTTTTCTTTAACAAATTTGCACAAATTCGCACGAACTTGCACGAAAGCTAGCGCCATAAAAAAGGCCGTTTCCGGACCTTTCAAGGAGGAATCCCCATGTTTCATCCCGATATTTCCCAGATGCCCGAAGCCATCCCCGCCGACAGCCTGCCCGGCATCCCGCTGGACTGCCTGCTGAGGCTGTTCAGCGTGACGGACATCCTGATGGACAGCGACGACATCACCATCGACAAGTTCGGGGAGTTCACCCCCCAGAATCCCCGCATCACGCTGCGCTTCAATGCCGCCCCGCGTGTGAGTCTGCTCTCCATGATGAACACCCTGCGCCAGATGCCGTGCGTGGCCCCACAGGGCGGCACTTTTCGGGTGCAGCAGTACGGCGGGCGCCCCGCGTTTTACGGCGAGGGCCGCCTGGAGCTGCGCCTGACCGGTCGCATGGACTGCCGGAACTGCCGACGCCGCCCCGCGTAATGGCGTTGCACGGCCATAGCAGAAAAATAATTTTTTGAAAAGGAGACGAAAAAAAATGAAACACACCCGCACCGCCAAGGAGATCAAGGAAGAGCTGGCGCGCAAGGGCGAGACTATTCTCAACCTTGCCCAGGAGCACAACCTCAAGGTCCAGACCGTTTATGACCTGCTCAATGGGCGACTTGCTGGCGCACGGGGTGAAAGTCACCGCACCGCTGTGATCCTGGGCCTCAAGGAAGGCGAGCTGCCCGCCGTGCGGCAGCAGGAGAATGCGATATGACGCTCGACGAACTGCTCCGGCGCATCGACGGGATGTGCCGGGAAAATTGGATACAGGCTGAACGGAGGAAAAAGCAAACCCCCGCCGCAACATGCGACGGGGGCAACACCGAAGGGACGGCGGAGGACACCGCACGACCCCATCCGGTTGTTACCCGAACCGTTCCCAAAGGTCAAGCGGGAGCCGCCAGGCTGGTCTATCTGGCAGGACCGTATGCCTGCCGGGGCGTCTCACCCAGCATGGCGGCCTCTGCCATGCGGGTGCGTTACCACCTGCACCTGGAGGCGGCCGCATGGCTCAAGCGGCACGGCTGGGCCGTGCTCTCGCCCATCGTCATGGGCTATTCCGTCGATGCCATGAACGCCTGTACGGCACAGGGCGGGAGCTTTGAACGCTGGCGGCGGGAATGCTTCGCCATGCTGGATGCCTGTGATGCCGTGGTCGTGCTGGCCCTGGACGGCCTGCATGCGAGCGAGGGCGTCCGGGCGGAGATCAGACGCGCGGCCTATGCGGGCAAACCCGTGCGGATGATGGTGCCGGTCACGCATGGACAAGACTACATGTTCGCGCCCACGGACGCGGCCCTCTGGGCCGGAGTGGAGGGATAGCGATGGCGGACGATGACATTTTCTGCCCGTTCTGCGGAAAGAAGGCGGTAGTGATGTGCGCCGCCTCCTGCCTGGACGGCGGGAGATTTTACCATATGGCCTGCCCGGACTGCGGGGCTTCCGGCCCCTGCCGACGGACGGAACGCGAGGCCCGGAAGCGCTGGCGCCGGGTCTGTAACAAAATACGCAACACCGAAAGGAGGATCTGACATGACCACCAAGGATCTCAATACTCCCCCCACTGGATTCCTTCGTTGCCCATTCTGCGGCAGCGGGGATGTTCTCTCCGTCGGCTTCTCGAATAAGGGACTCACCGCGTACCGCGTCTGCTGCCTCAACTGTGGCGCCAAGGGGCCAAACTCGTGCGATGATGACGAGGCCATCGAGGCCTGGAACAACCGCATCGCGACGGCCCCGAAGCACCGCCCTGCGGAAGTGTGCACCAGGGGGGACCGCATCAACATTCGCGAAGCCTTGTTTCAGGGCAACATCCACGTCGAACATGTGCTGCCGCTGCACGCCGCGCCGGATCAGATGGGGCTCTACGGCGGCTGGGAAGTGCTGGGCGAAGCTCTGAGGGAGCGGGACTGGGGGCAGCTGGAAGAGCTTTTCCCCTACGAATCCGGCGAATGGCTGGCCGAAGAGTTGGAAGACAACGAGGCGTTGCTGTGCGCGCTGCGCCAGATCGGCGGCTGGGTCATCATGGGCACCTACGCCACGGTGGGCAAGATCAGCCTCAAAGAGAATGGCGATTTTGCCTCCTGCTCCGTCTACTGTGGCATCGAGCGCGGATTCACCGTGTGGGGCAAGACCTACAAGCAGGCCATCGCAAAGGCCATCAACGAGCAGCGGCGGTACTTCGAGGGCGAGGTGGAAAAGGCACGGGAGGCACGTCATGGCGCGTAGTCAACTGGAGCGCGGCCTGGCCATCGTGGAGCTGCTGTTCGGTCATGTGCTGGACGGTCTGGAGAACAAGGAGATCTGCCGCAGGCTGGAAGAAAGCCCGGTCAACATCTGCCGGGATCTGGATATACTGAAAGCGGCCGGGTGGCTGCAACAACTGGGCAAAGGCCGCTGGAAACTGACGGAGAAGCCCACCGCCCTGATGAAGACCTACGAGGTCTACAAAACTAATTGGCATGAGCGCATGGAGGTCTACGATGCCCGCGCCAATGCTCGAGCCCGCCAGATGATCCGCTAAGGAGGATACCCATGAGCTACGACAAGGAACAGAGCCTCGGCTCGCAGTGCTACGACGTTTTCCATCTGGTCATTGCCGGACTGACGCCGGAAGAGGTCGCGGCGTGGAACGGGCATAATCGCGGCGCCAACCTCAAAGTGTGCGCCCGTTATGTCCAGGCCCTGCGGCGCGAAGGACTCCCTCTGCTGGAGGTCATCCCGGAAACCATCCAGGAGCGGTGTCTCGAAGGGCTGCTGCGGGAATGCGCGGAAATGCCGGAAGACGCCCTGCAGGACGCCTGCCGGGGATCCACCCGCCCCCTTGCTCCCCAGCCCGACACCGCGCCCCTGACAGGCATGGACGTGCTGCGCGACAGGACGGTGGTGATGGCGGACGTGGAATATGACGCGACGCAGCTTGTTCTGGAAAGCCGTGGGGCGCTCCAGCACTCGCAGTTTATTGAGACGGTGAGCCGCGTTTCCGTACTGGCGCGTCTGGCCCAGATCAAGGCCAGTAAGGCCTATAAGGGCGCTGTGGTACGCCACGAGGACGGTACGCTCGTGACCATCAAGACCTGGGCCGACTACTGCAATGCCCTGGGCATGAGCCGGACAAGAGTGGACGAGGATCTCACCAACCTGGCCGTGTTTGGGGACAACCTGCTCAAGATGCAGGAGCATCTGGGCATCGGCTACCGGGATCTGCGCAAGCTGCGGGCGCACATGGCCGAGCTGCCCGAGGCCACGCAGGAAGAGGTCCGGGCCGAGATCGAGCAGGCCACGGACAAGGAAGAGCTGCTGGCGGCCCTGGACGAGATGGGGGTGCGCAACGCCAAATTGAGCGCCGAAAAAAAGGAGCTGAAAAAACAGCTCGACACCAACGACAAGCTGCTCAAGGAAGCACGGGAAAAGGAATACGCCACGCGCATCCAGATGGAGAAGTCCCTCAACCCCGTGACGCCCGATGACGAGGCCGTGGCGGCCGAGGACCAGATGGAGCGGGTGCGGCACACCCTGGCCGACGCCTGCCTGGCGTTCGAGAAGGCCGGGGCCGGCATCGCGGCCATCATGGCCCGCCTGGGCAACACCGAGGAAGGCAGGGGCAGGCTGACGGACGAGCAGCACGCCGCGCTCATCGAGGAGTGCAACGAGCGCATCGGGCAGGCCGTGGTGCGGGTGAACACGATGTTCAACGGCGCCCTGGTGGACGTGGACATCGCGGCCATCATGGGCAACATGCTGCCCGCCGAAGACATGGAGGACTAGACAGTGGACAAGGCGCGCGCCCAGATCATCCACAAGCTGGCCGAGGACATGCGGACCGGCGAACGGAAGGAGCGTACCGCGCTGGTGCGGCGTGCCGCCCTGGCCCTGGGCCTGGACCCCAAGAGCGTCTACCGCCTGCTGCGGGAGGCGGGCTGGGCATCGGGCCGCAAAACGCGCCGCGACGCCGGACAGAGCGCCGTGGACGAAGACCTGGCCCTGGCTGTGGGTGGCCTGGTGAAACAGGCCACCCGCGCCAACGGCAAGCGCACCCTGACCATCGAAGGGACGCGCCGCCTGCTGGAAGCGCAGGGCTACGGCGTCGCCGACGCCGAGACGGGAGAGATAACGATGCCCAGTTCCAAAACACTCAGCACGGTCATGCGGCGCCTGGGCTGCCACCCGGACCAGGTGGCGCGCGGCAAGGCCACGGGCAGGCTGCGCAGCCTGCACCCGAACCATGCCTGGCAGGTGGACAGCTCCGTGTGCGTGCTGTTCTACCTGCCGGGCGGCAAAAAAATGCGCCTCATGGACGAGACCCTGTACAACGCCAAAAAGCCCGGGCGGCTGGTGGAGATCGGGCGGCAGCGCGTGATCCGCTATGTGGTGACGGACCACTGCACGCACAGCCTCTACGTCCGTTATGACCAGGCCGCCGGGGAAGATGCCGCCGGGGTACTGACCACGCTCATTGAGGCCATGAGCGACCGGGGGCCGCGTGACCCCATGCATGGCGTGCCCTCCATCCTTTATATGGACAAGAGCGGCGGCAACCAGTCCAGCCTGATCCGCAATTTCTGCGCCACGCTGGGCATAGAGCTGCACTACCACGCGGCGGGCAACGCCCCGGCCACCGGCAGCGTGGAAGTGGCGCAGAACATCGTGGAACGGGAGTTCGAGGGCCGCCTGCGTTTCGCGGACGTGCGGGATCTCGAACAGTTGCAGGAGATGGCGGACCGGTGGCGCAGGCACTACAACGCCCACGCCGTCCACCGCCGTCTGGCCTGCACCCGCAACGCCGCCTGGCTGCGCATCACGCCGGAACAGCTGCGCGTGGCCGACCGCGAGGCCCTCACCGCCGTGGCGCAATGGGGCGAACAGACGCGCAGGGTGCGGCCCGACTACACCATCAGCGTCAACACCCGCAGCCACGGCACCCACACCTATGATCTGCGGACCCTGGCCCTGCACGGTATCCACGTCAAAGACGAGGTCTCGGTGACGCTGAACCCGTTCAACGCGCCGGAGATCGTGGTCAGCAAGACCATGCCGGACGGCACGGAGCTGCGGTTCAACGTGGCCCCCATGCAGCGGGACGAGAACGGGTTCGACCTGGACGCGCCCGTCATCGGCCAGGAATGGGGCACCGCCGTGGAGACGCCGGTGGACAGGGCCACGGCCAGGATGGACGAGCTGGCCCGGACGGACGGCGAAAAGGCGCGGCCCTGGAGCCATATCGACCCCATGGCCGACGTGCGGGAAGCTCCGCTGCACCTGCGCCGCGAGGGCACCCCCCTGCAAATGGAGGCCCGCGAGGCCCCGGCCGTGCCGCTCACCCGTGCCCAGGCGGCCCAACGCCTGCGGTCACTGGACGCCGCGCCCTGGGAAGAGGACGCCCCGGCCTGCATGGCCTGGCTGCGTGAGACCTATGGCGACACCGTGCCGGAAGAGGCGCTGCCCGCCATCCGGGAGATCCTGCGCAAGCGCATGGCCCTGCGGGAAGTGAAGCCCGCCGAGACCCCGGCCCGGCGCCTGGCGTTCAACCCCGCCAACGCGAAGGAGGCCCGCACATGCAGCGCGTGACCGTTCTGCAACGGCTGATGGACGCCCACGGCCTGTCCCTGCAAGGGCTGGCACAGGAAGCGGGCATAAGCAAGACCACGGCCCACCACATGGCGCACGGCCGCAGCATCCCGCAGCGGGAGCGCCACAGGATCATCAATGACGTGCTGGACGTTTTCATGGCCCGCGCCGTGCGGGCGGAAACGATGAACGAACTGAGAGACGAGCTGGAGCGGCTGCCGTACATCGACAACGCGGCCCCGGCGACAGAGACGGAAGAAGAACCCACCGACACCCCAGAGGAGGACACCACCATGCTGTTGAGCAAGCAAAGCCTGACCCCGGCGGCCCGCCGCCATTTCAAGCTGGTCCGCGATCCGTTCGACGATCCGCAGACCGAAGAGGCCGTCTACCTGAGCGACGACGGGCGCTATGTGCTGGCGAGCATGCTGGACGCGGCCCTGCACGGCAATTTTCTGGCCGTGGTGGGCGAGAGCGGCAGCGGCAAGACCACGCTGCGCCGCCTGATGCTGGAACGGCTGCGCGATGAAAACGTCATCGTCATCGAGCCCTACATGCTGACGGCGGGCGGCCAGGGCAAGGATGCCCGCCCCCTGCGCACCGGACATATCGCCGAAGCCATCCTGGCCGCCGTTGCCCCCGGGCGGCGTGTGCCCGCCAGCGCCGAGGCCCGCAACCGCCTGCTCCATGAGTGCCTGCGCCAGAGCAGCCGGGGCGGCAACCGGCATGTACTGCTGATCGAAGAGGCCCACGACCTGCACATGCAGGTCTTGAAGAGCCTCAAGCGGTTCTGGGAGCTGGAGGACGGCCTGACGCGCCTGCTCTCCATCATCCTCATCGGCCAGACCGAGCTGGGCGTGAAGCTCTCCAGTCCGGCGGCGGACGTGCGCGAGGTGGTGCAGCGCTGTGACGTGATCCCCCTGCCGCCCCTGCATGACGTGCCCGGATTCATCCGCCACCGGTTCGCCAGCGCCGGGATGGACGCCGCCGGAGCCTTCGAGGAAGACGCGCTGTTCGAGCTCAGGCAACGCCTGATCGTCTCGCGCGGCGGGAAAAACGGGGGCACGGATCTGGCCTACCCCCTGGCGGTGACGAACCTGGCCTGCCGGGCCATGAACCTGGCCGCCGCCATCGGCGAACCGCTGGTCACGGCGGACGTGGTAAGGCAGGTGAAGGCATGAGGAACGATCTGGATAATATTGTGTTCTCCCTCGGCATGGCGGCCGTCCTGATCCTTTTGGTCTGGGGCGGGGTGATAGAGCCCCGCCGGTCGCAGGAACGCATCGCAATGAAGGCGCTGGAGGTCTACCGGCTGGAGCTGGAGGCCGGGATCAAAAAAGAAAACAGCCAGGCCCGGCCACTGCTGGAAGCGCTGGGCGAAGCCGACAAAATAAAGGAGCATGACCATGGAGACGATCAACGGTAACGACTACATGCGCGACAGCCAGGGGCGTCTCTGCCCCGTGGAAAGCGTCAGCGACCTGGACAAGATGCGCGACGCCACCGTGATGGAGCTGGTGGCGAAGGCCCGGAGCCTCAGCGGCGTGCTGGCCGCGGCCAAAGAGGAAATGCTGGAGACCATCGAGACGTTCGTCCAGATCAGCGCCGAGCAGTACGACGCCAAAGTAGGCGGCGAAAAAGGCAACGTGTCCCTGGTGAGCTTTGACGGCCAGTACAAGGTGACGCGGGCCATGCAGGACAACATCACGTTCGACGAGCGACTGGGCGTGGCGCAGTCCATCATCTCCGAGGTGCTGCGCGACCTCACCGACGGCTCCAGCTCCGATCTGCGCGCCCTGGTGGAATCCGCGTTCCAGGTCAACAAGGACGGACAGGTGAGCACGGCCCGCATCCTGGGCCTGCGCCGCGTCAAGATCAGCCATCCCCGCTGGGCCGATGCCATGCGCGCCCTGTCCGATTCCATCCAGCCCCTCTATTCCAAGGCGTTCGTGCGCGTCTACAAGCGGGACAGGAACGGCGGCTGGCAGCCCATCCCGCTGGATATTGCCAAGGCGTAGAGGACGCGAAGGAGGTACGGCATGACACAATCCACCGCCGGGCTCATCAAAGCCATCCATATGGGCAAGCGCAGGCTGGGCATGGATAACGAGACCTACCGGGAGATGTTGCGCAACCTCACAGGGCTGGACTCCTGCTCGCAGATGACGGCCCGGGAACTCAAGTACGTCCTGCTCCACATGCGGCAGGCCGGGTTCTCCCCCGCCCCAAGGGAGACCCTTTCCCCCCAGATGCAGAAGTGCCGCGCCCTGTGGCTGCTGCTGCATGAGGCCGGGGTCGTCCGGGACAAAAGCCTCCGGGCGCTGAAAGGCTACATCCGCCGCATGCGCATCGACCCGGCCAGAGCCACGGTCAACGACATGGCCCGGGCTATCGAAAGCCTCAAGGCATGGTGCGCGCGGGCAAACGTGGAGTATGAGGATTAGCCCGTCGGACGAGTTCCTGGCCGATCTGGAGCGCCTGCTGCTCGACCAGGGGGTCGCGCCGGATCAGGCCAGGGCCGCCGCCGTGGCCGTGGGCGTGGAATGGGGGGGACAGTCCGTCTATATCCGCCTGCGCGGGCCATACCTCGCCAGGGCCGTGGCCGCCGCCTATGACGGGGCGAACGTGGGCGAGCTGGCGACACGGTTCCGCATATCCCGCGCCCAGGTCTACAAACTGCTCAACAAAGCGAACGAGGCGGACAGGCCGCAACTGGAGCAGGCCCGTCTGCCGGGGACATAGGAGGCGATATGTATAATTTTGACGGTATCGACTGGACCGCCATCGTCATGCTGATCGAAGGCAACTGGTCCGAGTTCGTGGAATACTGCGGCAACGAGGACTCCGCGGAGCTGGCGCTGCGCGAGTTCAAGAACATCACAGGGCAAGCCTAG